TTGGTGCTTGTGCTGCATTAGTTATTTTTCCAGCAGAACTTATTCTCATTTTTTCAGCAACAGTACCATTAAGACAGGTCTGAAAACTCATATAAGAATCTATACTAGAAGGAGTTCCATGCACCCAATTTCCTTCGGTATAAATACCAAGTCGACCAGATTCAATAGAAGTTGAACCTCCGAGTGCTCTTTGTAAGAACTGAATACCAGTTCCAGTATTAGTCATAGCAGCATGAGTAACAATATTATCGAAAATAATAAAATCCACTGTATTTTCAACTGTCCCTGTCAATGTTATTTGTGGTAAAAGTTCATTCCAATAAATCAATGCTGTTCCAGTTGTAGAAGTAACGGTGACAGAATTAGGACCTGTCTCAAAATCAAAAACTAGATTTTCATTATTAGATCCACCAACACCGCCAATAGTTAATGTTCCACCAGTTGCTAAAAGCGCTCCATTAGGATCCACTCTTAACTTCTCAGAAACTGTTCCGTTAAGTGCTGTTTGTATAGATAAATAAGAATCTTGACTTGCAGCAGTACCAGTCCATGTACCTTCCGCAATCGCTGCAATCCTAGCTGCATCATAAACATTCGTATCAGAAGCTGTAAAATTAAACAGCATTCCAGTTCCACTACTAGTTATAGCAGCAGTTGAATTATTGAATGTTAAGAAATCTGTGGTTGCACCTGACGTACCTGCAACAGTAATACTATTTAATAATTCCCAATCAATGCTTAAAGCGCCACCATAAGGGGCAACATTAATCTCAGTCAAACCCGGCATTAAATCGCCAAAAGTAAAGGTAAGACCCAGTGCAGCCGCACCACCATAACCACCAATCGTTCCTGTGGTAAGATTAAATAAAATAGTCCCATTAATTGGTAAAACAATAGAATTAAAACTAACATCAGATGAATTTGATAAATCTTGATTAATCGTACAATCAGTACTGACTACTAAGTCAATCGTACCACGAGAAAATGTAAATTGATTCTCCTCAACAGATTCAGTTAATAAGGTGGTTGTTTCCTCATAACCATTTGCTGCTGCATTCGTACGATAAAGCGCATTTGCTGTAGTATACGCACCTGTAACATCTGTTAATGCGGCAAAAGTGCTATAAGTTGTTAAAGTTGTCCAAGCACCATTCTCTCTAAATTGAAAATTATTGGTTGCACTACTATAATAAATAGTTCCATTATCTGTAAAAGGCGCTGAAGCTTGAGCATCTAAAAGTAAAGCAGTTGGATCAATTGCCCCATCTACCGTTAATTTACCAGTGAAATGCCCATTAACAAAAGTAGGAGAAGCAGTCGTTAAAAGCGATTGCGCATTTGCTCCACTTACATAACCATGTTCTGTCGCTGTTAAATGATAATATTCAGTCGCTGTTCCACCTTGTTTATTTAAAGTAGAATTATGATTAACAAAACCACCTGTATCACTCCAAGTAGTTCCATCAAATGATTCATAAAGATTTGTGTCATCAATATAAGTCATCATTCCTTCTTCAGCAGCTGTCTCATCCCAACGACTACCACCCCATTCGTATATATAATCAGCTGTTACTGATTGACTGGTAACACTACTTGTTCCTGTAGTGGTATTGATGTATCTATCATGAATTGTTGGAGAAGCAGGTTCTGAAGTTGTAAAATTAGTTTCTGAATTAACTTTATCTTGCCAAATTGTATCAGGAATAGATGAACTTGTTGCATGCTGTAATTCATGTTCATGAATCATTGCTAAAACAACTGAATATTGACCTAATTCATTATTTACTTTAGGAGATAATCCTAAAATCTTTAACTGAGCTGTTTGAGTCGTTAATGTATTTAGATTAATCTGAGTTCCTGATTTTCCAATAGCATTATTAGGTGTTCCTAATACGATATTAGCATTTTGTCTAGCATCTGCTGCTGTTAAAGTACCATTAACTTGCATTTCAAATACAATATATGGATCATCACAAACATAGACAGTTCTAGTAGTGCTTGCTTTACGATAAGTAATGTTTTGACCAGAAGCTGTATATTGTTGTTCAAAACCTATTACAATACCTACCATTGGATCATAAGTGTTTGCTTTAGTACAAACAGGATTACCATCACTATCAAAAGCACCTGTCGTTGATACAAAATCACCCATATAAATAGGAGTAGCATCAGACGAAGCCGTGACATACTTTTCACTGCTAATTTCATCAGAAAAAAGCGATCTAATTATTCTTGCACCAAATGGATTATTTACATTTGCCATTTTAAAATACTCCTAAATTTATAAGGGATCTATCCATCCTTTTGAACTACACGTAAATATTCCAGTGAAACTAGTCCTATATCTAAACGCAGCTGATGTGTTAGTTTTAACTTCTATTAATGCTGCTGCTGTTAAAGTTCCAGATCCTGGAAGACCTATACCTATTTGACATATATGAAGTCCTGCGGCTTGATCATTGTTTTCTAATGCAGAAACATATAAAAGAATTCTATCCTCTGTTAAACCAGTATGACTTCTATCAAGTGATGCATATAATAATGCAAAAACAGTAATTCCAGTTGGAACATGTGTTAATGTTCCTGTATTTGCAGTCGCTCCAGTCGTTAAATCTGAAATTTCAGCAGTTCCATCAGCATTCGGAACAAAATACCAAAGGAATTCCCTATATGAAATTCCTTTATCAACTGCAAAAAATTTTAGAATATTAGATGTAGCATCAGTTCTTACTGATCCAACACGACGATATAAAGTATATCCAGTTGCATCCGTTAATAAATTAGTAGCAGTTATGCTACTATCAAATCCAGCATCAGTTGTGCCATCAGTTTTAGCTATAATAAATAAATGATACCAGGTATCAATGGCGATGCTTAGTCCGCTCGGAAAACCACCATTTCCAGTTCCTACAACCCAGTCAGAATCTATTTGTTTAACTAATGCTGATGAAAGACTCATGTTTCCAGCATCAGTTGAATCTCGACATTTTCCAATTGAAAAAGAAATATCATGATCTGTGTCCGTATCATTAGAAGGAAGCATCCCACTAATATATCCACGCATATAAGGCGAACTTGCTGAAGATCCGAATTCTGAATAAACTTGCCAATCACTTCCATCTGCAACAACAGAAGCAGCTGCATATTGATTTGATAATGATAAAGTTGCAGCACCATCAATTGTTTCAGAACCTGCTGCATCTAAAGTAACTGCATTTGAAGAAGAATCTGTCTTTTTGACATTTAATCTAAATCCTTTTGCTAATCCTGATATCGCCGGTAAGTTAACAGTAATATCTGCACTACTTGCATCTCCTAATATAGTTTTTTCAATATCACCTAAATCAACTGTTAAATCTGTTGTAATGAGTTCCGTTGTTCCACGAATTCTAGCTGCCACCACTCTCCAATTAGAACCATCACATAAAATTTCACAAAAATCTTCAAAATCATACAGCGTAAAAGTATCATAATCGTCAACTTTCTCTGATCCATGTGGACTTACTATGACTGCATTATTAGATCTTTCTACTTTTTTAAAAGTTATTCTATATCCATTGCCCGCTGTTGCGGATGTTAATAAATTAAAAGTAACAGCTGCAGAAGTAGCATTTCCAGCAAGTGTTTTACCTCTATCACCTAAAACAATCGAATAATCAGCTGCTTTTTGAACATAAGTAGTTGTAGTTGAATTTAGATCAGCAACAGAAGCAGTTAATCCAGTCCAATCAACAGGATTATAAAGATTAACAGAATCGGTTGTTGAAACAGTTATATCAGCTGATGTTTTAACAACTATCTTATAACTTCCATTACCCCAAATATCACCTTTTCCTTCAGAATCTAATATAATAGGATTGGTATTTGCAACCGATTCTCCCTGACCTTTCCATGTTGTTTTATTGGTTGTGGTGCCAGCAGTATAGGTATAAACCTTACCCCCTTCTAATGGTTCACCATTCTCATCAATAAATTGTATCCTCGGTGCTGGTAATAATGTTGACATATCTATTTATCCTCTTATTCTGTTTTACCAAAAGAAATATCTGGGTTGCTATATGCTTTAGCGCCTGCAAATGCAGATCCTTTTGTTGCTATTTTCATTAATCTTTGAACTATAACATTCTTTTTTGCGTCAGCTGCTTTTATGCCAAACTTAGAAAGTTGTCTTAATGCATTTATCCCTACTTTTGAACCAATAATTTTTCCAAAAACAGGGCCGGCTAATACTAAAGAACCCATTAATATTGGACTAAAACCAGCATGTACACCTAACCCCATAGCACCACCCCCAACACCGATTCCGGTAATTCCTTTTTTTGTTAACCATCCAGGAGGTGTTATTTTTGCACTATTTGTAGAACCCGGTTTTATATCTTCAATATAATTTATTAAATTGTTATATCCTTTTAATGTTTCTTTCTGTTCACTAGAAAATATTGTTGGATGTTCTTCATCTAATTTTAATGCTCTATTAACTACTTTTTTAGCATTCATTCCTAAATCACCTATTCTTCCAGCCTCTAAAGCGTTATGCATTAAAGCTGCTTGAGCCGATGCTCGTCCTTTTACATTTCCTTCTGGTAATGTATCTAATAATTGCTCAGCTGTTTTATTCTGATCTTTTCTTAAAAACTGTCCAACAATTTTATCTGCGTCAAAATTTGCTAATTTAAATTTACTTAATGAACCATGATTAAATGGAATTACTTTATTTTTATACATCTCTTGATTTTTTTCAAATGCTTCTGATAACGCTGGGCTAGTGCTTTTTAAATGTGTTTTTAAGTCTTCATTTAAAGAGCCATAAAGCCCTTTACAAAGATTATTTTTCTCTGGACTAACTGAACCACGCGTAAATCCTTTATTATAATTACCAACGTCCATTCCGATATCACGTCTTATTTTATCAGTTTGAGCATAAGGTAAATCAGGTAATGATAAATGACGATCAATATCTGACATTAACTCAGGATCTTGATGGCTAGATGGCATTAAAGATAATTCAGATTTTTTATCTAATAATTTTTGTCTAAAATTCTTTAATTTAACGTTTTCAGGATTTTCAGATATTTTATCTAATATTTTTTTATTGTTCTCTTTATATAATTTATTATGAGTTTTATAAGAATTCTCTAATTCCCCGGATAAATTATTTTTATAACTATCTGGACCACCCGCTTCTTCAATAATGTTATCGCCTGATTTTCTTAAGCCCTCGGCTATTTCTTCACCTTGAGGTTTTAATGAATTAAAGGGTAAGTAAGATAAATATTGCTGTAATTTCGGATAAGGTGTTAGTTTAGCGCCTATTTTATCAGCCATTCCACTTAACATTTCTGCAGTAGGACGTCCTAATGCCTCTATCCCTTTATATCCTAATCCTGGAATTAATGAGGCAGCAGCTCCGCCAACCCCAGGAACAGCAGATAAAATATGATGACCTGTTGGATCAAAATTTGTTTCTCCAACCGCAAATCCTGTACCTAATAATTTAAGAAATTTTGATAATTTTTCACCACCGCCAATTAATTTAGACACACCCGCTACCGCTTCACCAGCTTCTCCTACTGGAGTTGCCATTAAAGGGAGAATTCCACCAGCGAATTCACCTATTTTAACAGCCCAAGGATGTTTTTGTAACGCTTCTTGATAATCCTTATCTGATTTTATTATTTTATTCCACGAACGCGTATAATATGCAGCAGTTCCTGGTTTTAATAAATTCAATTTTTCGCCACCCTTCCAGCCTAATTGACCTAATCGACCCATAAATTCTTCAATACCGAGTTTTCCACCCTGCAATAAAGAGCCTAATGTAGATAATTTATCACTAGCATCTTGTTCACCACCTGTATCTCCTCTCTTTTGAAAAGTTTGAGATGCTATTTGTTCCAATGCATTTGGTGTATCTTGAGATTGAGTAGGCGCCATAGACACATTTGGATAATTACCACCTCCAAAGGTCTGAGAAGCAATTTGTTCTAACTGTGAATTATCTGCCATTATTAAACTCCTGGAACTTCTTGAGAACCAAATTTCTTTCTAACATTACTAATTAACTGAGTAAGTGCATTTGTTAATGAAACATTTCCTCTATATTTATTTGCCATAGCTTTCAATTCAGGTAAAGAATATGGGGTTCCTAACATTTTAGTTTCACGATTAAATTGATGTTCAACCCCAATCATTTGACTGGAATTTTGAGCAAATTGTTTACGCTGTTGTGGCGTTAATCCTTGAATTGTATTTGCATTTTTTACTAAAAAGTCAGCCCATTTGTTTTGATTATCAAAATTAACCTTCCCTGTTCGTGGATCAGCTATCCTGTAAGCGTCATCATAACGATTCCATAAATTAGAAACTGCTCCTCTATCATGAACTCCCTGACTCCCTAAAAAATGCATAAATCGTTCATGTTCAACAGCTCTATTACTAATACCATAGACAATGTCTAATACTTGTTGAATAGAAGCTTTAGGCATCCATAATGATGGTTTTGATCCTTTAATAATGTTAATTAATAAATTAGATCCTCGTCCAATATGTTGCATAGTATTAAAACGATCTAAGACTAATTGATTAATTTGCTTTCTTAATGGTGCACCTTCTTTAGAGAAGAAATTTCCAGCTTGTCCTATAATACCTGAATGTCCTCTATATAAACTTGCTTGAATATTATTTACATCATCTTTTATTTGCTGTTGCTGTCCGGCATCATTAATAATTGATGTTTTATAAGTAGTATTAGCTTTTGCTTCTTCAATTTGATATTGCTTTTGTCCAGGTGTTAATTGAGGTTGTCCTGGTGGAAATAAAAGCTGATTCATCGAAGGAGGTGGTGGTTGCATTGGATGTTGAGGTGGTTGCTGCATACCTTGTTGATGAGCTTGTGTTATGTCAGTTAATAAATTAGATCCTCTGCCAATATGTTGCATACCTTGTTGAGGTAACTGTTGAGGTAACTGTTGAGGTGGTTGCTGCATACCTGGTTGCATACCTTGAACTATCTGTGGAATTTGTTGTTGCATTGGCTGTTGCATTGGCTGTTGCATTTGTTGTTGCATTGGCTGTTGCATTTGTTGTTGAGGAGCTTGTGCTATTGCTGTTTGTGGTTGAGGCGCTCCAGCAGGTTGTGTTCCTCCAATTTGTAAAGTTGCACCACCTGGACTGGTATAAGATATCCCTTTACCTGAAGACATTTGTTTTTGTAAGACAGAAGATAAATATTGAGTATGAGCACTTCTAGGATTTTGAGCATAAGATTGCTGAAATTCTTTCCACAATGCCTCCTGCGGTAATGTTTTTCCAACCTGCATTTGATGTAAAGCAGCTAATGTTTTCATTCCTTGTAATTGAAGATTCTGTTGCTGCATACCTAGCATTTTTTGCTTCATTAGATTGTCACTATGCATAGACTTAATTTTTTCTAATGTTTGATAACCAGCCAGTGCACTACTAACTGGTTGTGGTTGAGGAAGATTTCTCAACAATCCATAATTTGGGGTCATTACTTGTGGCATTTTATATTCTCCTATTAAAACCAACTACCCGCTGCACCACCGGCGGCACCACCTATACCAGCGCCATAATAAGCACCCATAGGACCACCAGCCATGAAACCTAATCCAGCGCCACCAAGCATTCCTAATTGATTCATCCAATTTGATTGTTGTGCTTGATCAGCTCCATAACCGCCCATAATTGAATTTGCAGCTGAGGTGCCCATACCACCGTATGCGCCACCAATATCACCTGCATACTGGGCACCCAGCTGACCCAACTCTTGACCTGTTCCTAACGCACCCTGAAATGCTTGACCAGCTGCTTGCTGACCCATTCCGGCTAATCCACCTAATTGTTGTTGGTATTTACCATAGTCTTGATTAGCCATTCCTTGACCATACTGTTGAAGCGCTTTTAATGTGCCTCCTGAGCCACCTAAGCCTTTTGCATCGGATTGTCTGTTAATTGCTCCCAATCCCTGCTGTAATTGAAATTGATAGCCTGGTGATGATTTAAATTTGTTTAAAACGCCTTGCTGAGCCTCTCCTGGTCCTTGCGGAGCACCAGGTACACCAGGTTGACCACCGCCTTCACCTAATGAAGATTGATAATCTCCTAATGCTTGTTGACCAGCTTTCATATAAGGATTTAAAAAACCCAATCCTTGACCATACATTCCCATGATGTCACCGCGACCTTGTTTCCAAAAGTCTTGGTAATTCTGAACAGCTTTATTCATCCAACCTTCGTATGCACCTTGAGCCTTATCAGCTGCACCACTTCCGCCATCAAATAAACCCATGATCTCTCTCCTTATGCTTTAAACCATTTAACAATTAAACTACTCTGCGTAATATCATTTGTCGCAACACCTAATCCTGTACAAACTAATGTTACTGCCCCAGATAATGTTTCTGTTGGTGTTGAAACTTCACTACTTTCTGCAATTAAATTATTACTAGAAATCATTACGGATACTACAGTCTGAGTAGCAGCACCTGTTCTAATAATCGTTGATTTAAGACACCAACTACCTGAATTAGCAGCAACAGCACCTGTGTCATATATCGTTGTTGCACCATACTTCAATCTAATTCTTTTGTTGTTAGCATTAGCAGCAACTGTTCCCCATGCTAAAACTTCATAACAATCTCCATTAGCAGTTAAACTATTTGCTGGTAATGAATAAGAAATTAAATTTGTTTCAGCACCACCAGTATTTGAAGCAGCCGTTGTATTAACATTTAATGTTCCACCTAATTGAATATTACTTGTTGAAGTACCAACTGGAATAGTGATTGAGCTACCAGATATGGTAACACCAGAAATAGTACCACCTGTGATCGCAACACTATCAGCATCTTGGGATGCAATTGTTCCAATATCAGCTGAATCTGCTTTTAAATCTAATTGTTTTTGAACAGTTGAATTATCAGTAGTTTTAATACCAACTAATGTATTTAATTCAGAAACTGATGCTTCTAAACCCTTTAAATCAGGCATATTAGCGGTATAACCACCAGATCTTTTCCAAATAGCCTCATGATAACGAGAAGCTTCATCTGGATTAGACAAAAGTTTTCTAGTAGGTGGCTGAAGAATTGCCGGATGTCGACGTGGTGCACTCATACGCTTGTTGCCTCCATGTCAGCGACCGCTCCTAATACAACTCTGTAAACAGGGTCACTTATTCTTAACCTAAATGTAAAATTTCTTGCCTGACCCAATCGATTCCATTTTGCTCGATGTCTGTATTCACCAACCTTTCCAGCACTTCTCCATCTTTCATTACCAAAATGATGACCACCATCTCTAGAAACAGTCAGCATCAATTGTGGATCACTTCCTTGACCTGACACTAATCCTGTCGCAGCTTGAACATCTATTTGGAATGAATTACAGAAAAGCCTGTTTAAATTACTTTGTAAATGTTGTCCCGTTCTTTCACAAATCAATCTTGTTCCATTTTCATCATATGTTTCGGATGATAATTCATAGATATTTCCAGATTGGAAATCTCCAACTAATCGTTTTCCAGCAAAATTAGCATAGCAATTAGCAATCCATCTTCCTTGTCTTGTATCAGATGTTGCTGGATCAACATTTGTTAAAGTTGAACGTCTTTCATGCCAAGATTTCGTCGTAACATCAAATTCCCATGTTCTATCAGCAGTTGGAAATATAATCGTATAAAATATATGTCCTTCCCACTGATATGAGAATCCAATCGCATCATCTACCTTTGAATAGCCACGAATAGCTCTATTTATTGGTTCAGTTGATACAATTTGTGGTTCATATGCTGTGTTCATGACAATAACACGATCGCCATTCTCATTATTTGCTAACCAAAATAGGATGTTGTTATCTGCAACAGCAAGTGAATAAGGTGCCTCACAACCATAATTAACTAAAACGTTCTCTCTTCTCTCAAATGGAAACGGAGAAGCGCCTGTGTCATACCATATTTCTGTTGTTTGTTCGCAAATTAGCCATAATTCTTCTCTAATCGCTACAGTTGCTACTAAATCATCTGGAAATGCAGCAGCTCTAGCAAATTGAAGCGTATTTATTTGAGAAAAATCATATGGATTATCATCACTGATATACCAAATATTTGAATTCTGACGAGGAAAGATCCCATAAGAATCTATCGTCGTAGGAATAAGTGGAACATAAAAGATATCATCAACGGTAATATCAAAATCCCAACGATCATCTTTTGTATGTCCAGTCGTATTTGTAAAAGTGATCGTTATACCGTTCGATAATGTTTGAGCATTTCCAGTAACAGTAACGTCTTGAGTATAAGTTGCTCCATTATCATCAGACCATTTAAATGTATCTGGTGTTGCTGCGCTTTGAATGATAACAATATAACTTTTATCCGAATCTCCAGAATAAGTTCCACCTGTTGTCATATCACTTATGCCAGTACCCGTAAAAGTAACATCTCCAATATTTGATGAAGCTGCAGTAATTTGAAAGAAATCACCTTTCGTTCTTGATACTTTTGCATCCGGATCGCTATCTTTTATTTGATAGATATAAGCGGCTACTCCATCTGACATCATTAGTTGCCAATCATTAGCAACAAAACGAACATTACCGATTGATGTTGGAAAAGTCCCTAATGACTCACTTTGACCATTTTGATTAATTTTATATAAAATATCATCTATCATGGCATAGAGTTTGTTATTTAAAACATACATACCACGAACAATTTTTTCGGTATCACCAGCCCTAAAAACCTTTAATCCTGGACAAGGTAATAAAGCAGTTGGATATTTACCAGTCTGATCATGCGTAACATACCAATTAATGCAGTTTTGAGCATCAATATTCAATGAAGGCATAGAATAGGATTGTCCAACAAATGGAATGGGTTGCTTCATCTATAGCCCCCTTCATAATCAGGCTGAATGAATATAGAACCCATTTCATTATCTGATTTAAGCATTTCATCTAATATTTCTTCAGCTTCTGCCTTTAATGTTACATAGGAATTTCCAACATTCTTACCAAAAAACTTACATAACCTATAAGCAAGATTAATCGTTAAACAATCTAACCATTCTTGTGGGAAATCGGCTGTGTTACTGGCTGTATCAAAATCATCAATCTTTCTCATAAATGTAAATCTAATGAGATTTTCAATATTCTGAGGAACATGCCATAAGCTAATAAGACCATAATCTCTTAATTTTGTGTAATTAAAAGAAACAGGTGTTCCTCGTTGAGTTTTATTAGGTAATTCGAAATATGTTTGATAAGAAAGTTCGTTTAATGGGATATCTCTATCATCTTTTATATCTGTCTCAACGACAACTCTATTGGCTGATAGAATCTTATATGGTTGACTTAATCGGGTAGTATAACCAAATACAAGATTACCAGAAGCACAGTCATCAGTGAGAACAGCGTTAATAGTGATAGTAGTCGAATCGGGAATAGTAGCAATCGTAGACCAATATAGAGTGTTATTATCTTGAACAATTCCAATATAATCACCAACAGTAAAATCAGCAGAACTTGTGACGGCAAGACTGCTATCACCTGTTGATTCAGCCGCACTTAGAGCAGTCCTAAACCATGTTTCGGTAGCATGAGCACCAGTAGAGTATATTTGATATTCGACAGTATTATATTGAGGAAATAAAATAGCCGTAGCATAAGTCCATAAATGAATTTCTTGAGCTTCCCATGCTTTTATCATCCTATTTAACTGTCTATTAGCGACAGCAATATCATCAGCTTCAGGAGTTTCTTCTGATGCTACTGCATTAATCATATATAGAGCATCATAAATAATTTCATTTCGCGTTTGCGAATAATTCGTCGAACCACTCGTAGTCATTTTAAAATCCTATTATTATAAATCTTCTGGCGTCACATCACCGGCGCTTAAAAAACTATCTGTCTGTCTAGGGCGCGCTATAGGTACGCGTGTATCATCTGGTAAACCTCGTACAAAATCTTGAGGCTGTCTTTCTTCATAACAAGAATTACAAACGAACAAGTTATTCCACTGCATTCTTCCATCACTGCCATATGTCCAGTGACCACATTGGTCACAGATAAATAAATAATCCCCCTGCTTGTAATGTCTTTGAACCATAATAATAACTTATCGTGTTATTGGGACATCTTTCTTTTGTACCCATAAAATAATTTCTGCCGTATCTCCAGCCGTTAAACCAGAGGTTGTTATTAAAATATCGCCTGTTATTCCTGTCCCAGCATTATTAATAATTCCACCAACATCACTGAAATCAAATTCACCAGAATGATCTGTTGGTAATGAAAGCAGCTGAACATTTGTTGTTGCATCCCAATATAAAATTGCTGACAATCCACTGGTTGTGTACTGAATTTTCTTTAATTTATTGGTTGTGATAGCGCCAATATATGCAGAAGCGTTATAAATTATTCCGGCTGATAAATCAGCATCACCAGCAATACTTACTTTAATAACACTGTTATGAACACCATCTTCTAATTTTTGAACTGTAACTGTACCTACCATTTTTTATATCCTTTTAGTTAAGTAGGTGAGCGCCATGAAGACGCCCACCTAATATTTTAACTACTACGCTGCGGCTACAGTTGCGCCAGCTGCTACACGTCTGAACTTGATTTGCATCGTAATAACACCTACGCCTGTACATGCTGCTACCGTACTTGATGCAACTATTTTCGAACCAGTTTCCAGTACTGCTCCAGATAGAGCTGTAACAGAAGCTGAAGTTCCTCCAACAGTTGCAGTTGCACCTAAATTAGCAACAGCCTCAGACATAATTGCCGCTGCTGTTCCATAAGTATTACCACTGATTTCTAACTGGAAGTTAGTACCAGCAGCAAGACCTGTAGCATCAGTGTTCATTGTTACTTCTTCAATAATCAAATCACCACCAGATGAGTCACCAGTTACATCAACTGTATTCACACCATCCTGTAAAATAGCTGAAGAAGTTAATGATTTAGTTATCACATGAACTGTACCGATCGCACCTAATGCCGAACCTGAACCATAAGCTAATGCACCACCAGTTGATCCAATTGCATCAACGAGAGACTTACTATCAGCAAGTTCAGTTCCTAGAGCAGTCCCACCGGAAGCAATATATGCTGCCAATGAGTTAGCTACAGGATCAGCTGCTAAAGTAACAGCATCAATCTTATTTACTTGACCCTGCATATACTCTTGACGTTCAACAACCGAACCATCTGCATTTGCCACAACAGCTGTTGTTACAATAGTATTATCAGCATCATTTCGACCAATAATAACCAATGACTCATGAAGAACCATAATCTTATCGGTTGCTTCAACGTTTGCACCAAAGGCAGTTACTGTGAAAGTTCCTGTCGCTGATACATAGTCCGTGATTTGACGTACTTCTGGTTCTGGTGAAGCTCCCACTGAATTGGTATTTTTGATAACTTGCATGTAATACTTAGTATTAAAGAAGTCATCTGTCTTTCCAGATAAATGTGCGCATACGATTGTAGTTTGACTTGCACCCATTCCGGTATCACATGTTCCGCTAAATACTAGTCCGCCAACATCCGGTATCAAGTTTTCTTGAACAAACTCTAAACGCTCTAAGACTGAACCATCAGCATTTGCTACAACAGCAGTTGTCGCAGCTTCGTTATTAGCACTATCTGTACCAATATAGTTTGATGGATAATCTTGCATAGCAGGAACAGGTGTCCCTTCAGAATCAACTGCATTAACAGATAAGTTTCCAGCGCATTTTAATGAACCGGGATCTAAAGTGGTCGCATATGCATCCGTATACAATACGTTATTAACAAACCAACCCGTACAAGCTGAAACAATTTCAACAGCATGAACGCTCGTCAGTAAGTTCTTTATTGTATTATCATTAATCTGCAACATGGTAAAAACTTTACCAGTTGGATTATGAATGATTGCATCATCACAATCACCGATCATGTCATTTCCAATGATTCTGACGTTATCTGCGACTTCACCCAATTCAATCAACTGATCGTAATTACCAGCTGTTGTTGAATAGAATTTGTTATTAATAATGTAAGTATCATCACAGACATTTGCACCACCACCATTCACATCAATCATCGTAAGACCTGTTGCTGTTCCTTCTAAGAACTCACAATCTTTGATTAATGTACCTGAGGAATTAACATCGATCATCATCGTTTGACTTGCAATATTACAAACAAAACGTAAATTTTCGATCATAGTATCTGCGACAGATACAGTTACAGATGCTGCTGCAGCCGTACCAAAACTAATTGTTCCACGATTATCACCGACACCCATACCAATAATGCGAATACCAGCAACATCAACTGCAATTCCGCCTGCTGCTGTTACACTTTCAGCATGACCTTCAGCAACCATGATTTTATCGCCATTATCTGTTTCGCAACGACCAATAGCGTAATCAATTGTTCCAAAAGGATTTTGGAAAGTACCTTTATAAGAATCTGTTCCTTTTGTTGAATCAACCCAAAAAACATTACCGTCTTTTGCTTGACTATCAATTAAAGGGATTTCATACGATGTATGTCCATGTGCAAATCCATGCGGATAAGCTGAACGATTTTTATTTGGACCTCTAGCCATTAGACTAATCTCCTGTATACGTGTTTACCGCCCTTTCGGGAGCTATACAGTTCGAAATTATTTTCATAATTAAGAACTATTGTTAAACGTTCCACGTGGAACATTATCTTTTCTTAGTTTTCTTGATATATGACAACTGTTCTTTTTCCTGTTTGTCTGTTGCATATTTCTCAAGATTCATTGCTGGTGCATTTAAAGGTCGCGAACCAGTGGTTTTAACCAATTTTCTTCCAGTTGTTCGCTGAGACTTTAATTGCAATTTTCTATGAACCATTTCATTCTCCTAAATATGATAAGAGGAAAATTGCAGCATGGCGTATTTTAATTATTAGGGACTTACTCCCTTTATTTATTTTTTTATCCAGCTGCAACTTCCCAATTTTAATGTTCCTATTTAGGCACCTGGGCTACCATAAATACCGCGCCAGTCAGTCCAACCAAAGCTATAACGCTCATATGCACTGAATTTCGCATTTTTAGTATCAAAGTCATTATCATCTTCAAATCTTGGTGCTTCACGTTCAAAATAACGTAAACCATTTGGACAATCAGTCATAATGAACCATGCATCACTATCTGAAAGATAATGATTAACGCGATATCCCTCAGGTATCATTCCCATTTGATACAAAGAGTTGATATTTCTCTCTGCTGTATCTGGTTGGAATGGATTCTTAAGAATACGTTCTGCATCAAACATAACATTGACTGGTACGATTAATTTACTAGGACGAATCGCAATACGATTGTTACGATTATCTCGGAAATTAGCGATATCAATACATGCTGTTTCTAATGCCGCTTCAGATAAATCTGCTGCAGCAGAAAGTGTATTTGATAAAGTGCCACCATCTGTTGGATGAGAGCTATTCAGTAAAGTAACACCATCCCCACCAGTATATTCAGTGTCAAACGCACGATTAAGAACGTTAGCGCCTATATTTTCTTTAGTTTGATGCATTGAAAACGCTAACGCTTTCGAACGATCAGTACCAAATTTTGGATATAGACAGTCAGCTAGTTCTTCACGGGTGATCACAAAACCCAATGCATACGCTAAGTTGGTATAACGTGAAACATAGTTCTGTTTCATTGTGTCATACTGAATAGCTTGACCTTCAGGTTTTTGTGGTGCTAATCCCATTCCGACTAGACCAACATCTTCTTCATATGCCTTGTCAGACATATTGATTTCAAATACGTCTTTCCATTCTGAAATATATTCGTTATATGCTGCGCCCCAAATCTGATTAAGACCGGGCCATAGCAATTTAGGTAACGATCCACGAGTTATTACACCTGCCATTTGCTTATCTCCTATTAAAAATTACTATTATTGACCCGTTGTATCTTTGAATGAACAGTAGTTCATCATACAAAGTAATTTCGCATGAGCTCCCATTTCGTTATCAGCACGAGGAATCATGCCAATAATTTTCAATGGTAAGGTCTCGGTCGTTGTTATAGTGGATTGGTCTAATTCCATACCGGATAAACCAGTGACAGTACTTCCCGTACCAACTGTAATATTAGCGTTATTACCAAAATCTGTAACAGCAAACGTGCCACTACATTGAATTTCAAATAAAGCATAAGGGTCAACACAAACAGTTAATACTCGTTCCGTAGCTTGTGTACGATAAATTTGATTTTCATAAGTGCGACTTGGTTGAACACCAGTCACGAAACCTAAAATTTTATCACTCGCAGCAGCTTGTGCTACTGAAGTTAAATAAATATCTAAATCTCCACTTAATGAGGATGTACCCTGAGAAGTAACGAAATCACCAAGAAAAATATCTGTAGTCGCATCTACCGCAGCAGTGACAATACATGTCATTGTCTGCGGAACATAACCACCTACAGAATTAACTAGACGTGCGCCAAAAATTGAATCAACATTTGCCATGTCAATGTCTCCTATTAAAATATAAAAAAATTATATAAAAATCCGTAATTTCTTAAAAGAAATCACATATTTAAGGGAGGAATTGTGGCAAATAGATAAATTAATCTTTTTTATGTAAATCTACTTCAGTAATTAATTCATCATCAATTTTAATCTTTCCATGAAAATTTGAAGCAGAAGAATTCTTCGATTTGTATTTTTTAATAGCTGAATCAATAGAACTCTGTGCAATATTAGAAATTCTATCGTCAATCTCACGTTTTTTTGCAAGTTGATCAGCCTTATACAGGTCTGCATCTATTCTCATGTAATAACCAGTAATTCCACCGCCAACTGACTGGCTAGCAACTGATCCAACTTGTTTGGCATCTTTAGAGCGCTCTTCACCCTCTAAGATTCTTTCTTTGACATGCTCATAACCGGCATTTTTGAACTTAGTTATTCGATCACCTACATCATTAACAAGCCTGTAAAAATATCCAGGGTCTTGCTTGATTCCGATCGATTTCTGATCCTTTATCGGTATTCTCTTAAACTTCCTTGCTCTTTCTTTGACCATATTGGTCCCAGAAGACGTACGTTTTACTTTTCGTACAATTGATTCAAGTTTAATCTCTTTTTTTTGTTTGTTCAAATCATTTTCAGTCATAATCTACTATTCCTCTTGTAAGCTCTTATCCATATTAAATAATTCTCGTGCATATTTCTCTTTATCTAATTTTGGGTTATGTCGGGCTAATCGTTTAAATACTGCTTGAGCACCTTTTGGAAGATCACTAAACTTATTTCTATTATTAGATTGAACGGGTTTATTCTCAGCAATTGAACGTTCAACAGTTTCGTATGGTTGATCTACATCTCGTCTTTGATTTTTATTAAAAAACCTCGGGAAATAATCAACGACATGTTTTTTAACACGATGTAATCTATCTGATGTCGATAGATGTGGGTATTTTTGTTGTAAAACATTGTCCTGATCAATCGCATAATTCATCATTGCGCGTGTTTCAGGGGATGTGCCATTAAACCAATCACCATTTTCTTCTTGAAAATCAACTAATGCCTCTTCTAATTGACCATTTTGCATATTTGGCGGTGGTTGATTCATGTTTTGGGGCGTTTGAGGTGCCATTTCATTTGGCATCTGTTGTTCAGACTGTTCGTTCGATCTCGTAAATGATTGATTTAAATCGATTATATGCTTATCGAATGCTTCAACAGCGGGAACATCACCACGTTCGATCGCCTCTTTTCTTCTGCTTAAGAGATCATCATAGTCTCTTTTTTGACCATATGTTGCCTGTTTTTGGAAATGATCAGAAAGCTGCTTCATTGACCAATTCAATGATCTTAGTTCTCTTCCTTGCTTTGTGATTGTCTCTAATAACTCACCACGATCAACAAACTCCCGTGCATCCCTCCATGTTGCATCATCTCCTTTAAAATAGTCTTTTGGTTTCCACCCACGTTCCATCGCCTTTAGTTCTACTTCGCTATACTGCTTCTTTTTCTTTGTATGTTTTGGAGGGGCCAACTCTTCTAATGAATCCGCAACCTCATCAAACGCTTCTGATTCTTTTTCAGTATTTTCTATATCAGTGTTTGGTTTTTGTTCAGGTGTTTCTTCTTTATTCACCAGCCCTAATTCTTCTGGAGTGGGCAATTTAATCGTTTCTTCTTTCTTACTCGTCATATCAGAGTTTATTTCTGATTCCATATAATTACTCCGTCATTTCAATTGCTAAAATATCTTCATCATTAACTATTCTGTATTGTGATTCTTCATTTTCTTCATTATTATCAACAGAATAGCCGCCTTTTTCTGCTAATGTTACACCAGCATATTTAACGAAATGTACTCTATCCCCTATTTTAGGTAGGACAGTATTTTCTAAATCAGGGAAATTAAAAGCAAGCGGACCAATATCAATGATCTCTCCACTAGAGAATCCTTTTAATTTTTGATCACTTGAATCTTTAGGCATAATAAATCTTCCAACCTTACCCTCTTTGTCTTTATCTGCTTTTATAAGAACTCTATGCAAAATAGGAACTAGCTTACATTTTGATGACATTTTCATTCTCCTCTTCATTCTCATTAATTTCTATTTCATCCACTAATTCATTAAAATCATCAAATTCAATATTAAATAAATCATTGAGTTCGAGATGTCTTCCAACCCAACAACACATGTTTTTTGTATAGGCTGGATTGCTCATTTCTGAAGAGGAATGGATTAGATCGCGAAGTTCATCACGACGACGTTCGATAAGTCTGAAGACTTCTTTGGTAACATCGTTTTGTAACCATAAATTAAAAAGATCTCTCTCGATCATATATATATATCCTTAACTCTAATGTTAAAAGCCTATTCTTGAGGCGGTTGTTCTTGTGGAGCTCCTTGAGGTCCTCCTTCTGGTTGGCCTCCTTCTGGTTGGCCTCCTTCTGGTGCTCCTTGCATACCTTGATGCATTTCTTGCATTAATTGCTCTTCAGATGGAGGTGCGCCACCAGGTGCTTCTGGTTGTTGCAATCCCATCTTCTTTCCAAAAAGATCTGTTAGCTGTAATAACTTCTGTTTATCATCATCACCAAGATCATTTGCTGAATCAAGCATCTCCACTAATTGAGAAATTGATTGATCCAATGAAACTCCTTTTTGGATATCTCCTTCTGAAGCTGTTTGTCCTAATTGCGATAGTTGAACAACTGAACTAACTTCTTGAGCTCTTGAGTTCGAATCCACATTTACTTTCTCTAATTCTAATCTCTTTTCGTCGAGCTCTAAACGTATCGCTTCTAATTCTCTTTGAGTAAGTAAGTCTGATGATTCCATCTTGATTTTTTCAATTTCTGCCATCATCTTTTGTGCTTCTGGAGGAGGTGGAGCATTAGGATTGGGCTTTTGAATTATTTTATCAGGATCTGGTATTCTTAATGTATCCAACCATCGTTTGGTAATTTCATAGTTATTTACACCTGGTTCACCCTTTAATTGCATCAATGCCTGTCCTTTAGCAATTCTCTGAGCTTCTGTAGACATATTAGGGTTAGCTATTGGAAAGATACCAACTTCATCAATTAAATAATCACCTGGATCAATCATCCCAGAGCCGATCGAGCTCTTATAGAACTGTGATGAACGTAAATAGGTTCGATTAAGCCAAAATAGCTTTTCGTATTCCTTCTTAAATGCTTCATAAAGACGATAGAGAATTGCGCTAAATACCTTATTTCCCTGTTCAATCAAGCTCAAAACAGTCGTTGGTGAGGTATTAGCACCAGGAGATTGTCCCTGCATAACATCACTAACTGTTGATATCTCTTCTACTGTCTTCATCATTAAGCTTAATAATTGAAATAATGCAGCCGATGGTTCTTTTATAGGCAATGGAACAATATTGTTTTTAATATCAGTTCCAGTTGCATCAAGTTGTTTCCATTCACCTGGTGCTACTTGAATTTTCTGTTTTCGTAGACGTAATTGTTTGCCAATAAATCCAGATGGTCTGTTTGCTAATGTTCCAGCATCTAATAGTTGATTGAGAATCGTGTTGATCGTTTCATTCAATGGATAGATGATGCGACCAAAGCCTAAACTATAGAAATCTCCATCTGGAGAAGGAATAAAATGATAATCAGTGAAATAATGAATTGGTTTGATCTTTACGAACTTCTTACTTTTCTCACTAAATATAAAACTGGTTGTGTTATACCTAGCAACAACTCTTAATACCTTTCTGGTCGGAGCATGAACAACAACAATATACGGTTCGGCATATCCATCACCATCAAGATCTAAAAAACGATGCTGTTCGTATATTAAGTGTAATTTATCTGATCCACCAAGTTCATCACCATCTTCTTCTTTTCCACTTCTATCTTCATCCGGATTCATCTTTTGCTCATGATCTGGCATTTCTTCATCAAGATCTTCCAAATCGATGGTTGTATAAACACCTAATCGCATTCTCTCTACCAAATCATTATCGGTAAAATACATCTTATGAGTAATACGCTGAGCGCTCTCTAAACTCTTTGCTTTATTATTAACCACAATATCATCAGGAATACATAGCTCTGTATCTGGTAATTGATCTAATTCGTTCCAATAAGACTTTCTGAATACAGTTCCAACCATTGGTAGAATCATGAGCAATCTATCTGTATCACTTCTCCAATGATCACTTACACCAAGAAGTTGATATGACATGTGGGAGCTTAATCGTCTGGCTAAATTCTCTTCATCTTCGGTTGGATTTGGTTTCATATTATCAACAAAGACAGCTTTATCGTCTTTTGTTGCTTCTGGATTAGTTCGAGCATTGAATTGAATACAGGCTGTGAGAACACCAGGATATTTAACACAAGCAGCACCTGGCCATGGAGAATTCTTGCGTTCCTTAACTTGCTTGGCAATCTTCATTGCCTCGTTAAGTTGCTTCATCCATTCTTCACGACTATCTTCGTCTGTCTTAACTCCCTTACATACCTTTTCACCAATCTTTAAAAGCTCTTCATCATCTAAACTTGAAGCAATGTTTGGTGATTTAATAAAAGACTGAAGTCTTTCAGGTATTTTGTATTGAGGAGGTTGTGAGGATAATCCTTGCTCGGAAACCGCGTAGTTGGCCATTTTCTAACCTATTAAATAGAATTAAAAATTAGTAGCCACCTACTTGGCTTTTATCATCCTCATAGTAATCCAGTTCATCTGGCATAATAGTATCAGGATGTTTCTGATTATAAGTATAAGTTTTAAACGAATAAACTGCAAGCTGCAATGCAATGTGTAGACGAGAATATCTGTTCTTGATTGGCTTGTCCTGAAAGTCTATATCAGCTCTATCACTGCGCGGTTTGTAATTATATCCACCTCTGAATCCTTCACGAAGAACAGGGCATTCGTCTTTTGATAGAACTAATGTCGGTAATCCCATATCTAGTTTTGTAAGACATTCCTTAACATTCTCGATCAATTCATTCGATTCGATTTTAGATAGATTCTGATAGTCCAATAGATGACCATCACAGATATCCATCCATCCAATATCCTTACGATCTAGTTTGAGGTTGAATAAAGGTGTGAAGTTATCAAACCTTTCCAAATATAATAAAACATGATTGATCAATAATGAATCAAGACCACTTTCATTAATGAACTCTTTGAGAATGATCATTTGATTGAATTCTGTCACACCAACAATCACAGCTGAGCAATATCGCTCAACATATATCCCTATAAATGCGGAGACTATATTGAATTCCTTCAAGTCTATCTCATGGGTATGAATTAAATCATTGTATTCTGGGTAGATAGAGAATGAATTGGAGAATCTCTTTGTTAGGTAATTAAGAGCCATAGTCACTGAGTCTACATCATCATCATACATGCCGTTAGGAAATACAGCTAAGTTGTGGATAAGATCATTTCGCCACGAAGCTCGTTTTGGAATAAACACACTTCCTGATGCTATTGTTGGAGTACAAGCATTTGCTCTACTGCCTTTATCCGTATCTACCTTAACAGCAGAGATGGGTAATTTTGAATCACATCTAAGTTCTTGGATCAAACTTTGACCACTAGCTCTGTCTTCAATCAATATGATGTTTGGATTGTATTGATACGCTAATCTCTTAACCTCTTGCTTTAGATCAGGGAACATCACCTTATTCTTATATCTATCGATCAAATAATATCCAGTTGATGTTACTCCCCATGTTGTCCCAACACTGAAATCATTCTCTTGTTTCGTCTTAAATGCTGTGTCCCACGATTGAAGAATGAAGTCGAATTTGGGTAGTTCCTCATAATCAACCAAATCTTTTACGGGTATTATTTGTCCTTCCTGTATAGATGGTCTTTGTTGATACAATGCCTCAAAGTTATAGCCAATAACGTTTTTTATCTTAAGGAGTGTTTTACGAGGGAATCTATCAGGACATAGAGCATCTCCAACTGATCGACCAAGCACGTCATTGTCTTCAGCCAAAGCAGGTAGATTAATGATATTCCAATCATCAGCAAAATCACTCTCAAGTATACGTCCAGCAAGATCGGATTCATGCCAGCGAGTCATGATAAGAATCATAGCACCATCAGGTTCAAGACGTGTGTATAGATCGTCTCTAAACCAATCCCATACTTTGTCCCGATATGTCGGACTGTTCGCTTCCTCTCGGCTTTTTACTGGATCATCAATGACTATTAAATGACCACCTTGACCTGTAATGCCACCACCAACACCAACAGCTCTATAGCCACCGCCTTGGATGGTCTCCCAATCCTGAACAGCTGTGCGCTCTTGATTAAGCTTGAGATATTCTCTACCAATACGCCTACTACTTCTTGAGAACTTATCCGCTAATGTTTGGTTGTAAGCACCTACAATAATTCGATGCGTTGGATTACGACAAAGCCAGTAAATAGGAAATCGTATTGTAGTCATTTCTGACTTACCATGACGAGGTGGACAGAATATCATCAACCTATTTATTTTCTTATCTAGGATTTTGTTGATGTATTTTTGAATGTATTGAAGATGTATCCAATCCCAATTAAAGGTTGGCGTACTTTCTTTCAGCCAGTCATAGAATTCAAGATCGAACGTTTTAACGCCTTTTTTCTTTTCGTCTCGTTCTTCCCATAACTGTTCAATCTTGTTCTGTATGTCTTTTTGCATTCTCTGTACTAATTTCTTCCAATTTATCGGCGTTCTGAAAGCATAAATCCATGGCTCTTGTGTCAGCTTCCAATGCTGAATTTTCATGATAATCTTTCTTAAAAACACGCCTTTCCTCACCTGAAAGACATAAATCACGTGCAAACAAATCTAATATAGCATCTTCTGTCTTAAACAAAGCCCCAACAACTTCCTTTGCTATTTCATCATCATTTGCTATTTCATCATCATTCATATACTTGTTCATCCAACTGCTTCTCATCACTCTCGTTTATTTCATTCTCTCTAATCTACAGACATGTCTATCAATGAACTCAATCATACATATCGGACAATATTCAATACCCAAGAGTTCATAGACTGTTTTCATTCGTCCATGTTTTGCACAAACAGGTAATGGCTCAAGATCACTCACGTTCTGGAATAGCTTTGAATCAGAAGTGACAGGGATATGAAATCCGCATTGAGCACAGATCACATGCTTTCTATCAACGAGCTCCACGAAATCGCCTTCATGGCTTTTCCATCCACATTGATTACAGAATATTATCGGCTGCATTTGTTAAGCTATCCTACGTAAATCTAAATAAACGGAAATTATCAGCAACACTATACCTATACCCATATGGTTAGGAAAAATACACAGAAATAGTATTGCCCCTGTGATGCGAGGGAAAAACAAAAACCCCAATATATCTAGAATTGGATAATTGAAATTAACCATATATTGTCCTATTCCCCTGTTTATACCATGGATGATTAGATGCTCTTTTCTTCTCCAGAGCTTTATACTTTTTTATGTCTCTGAGCAACATTTCGTCAATTTCATGTAAAAGTAATCTCTCATTTTTATCATTCACTTCTTATGTCTTTCCTTCCAAAGTGTTTCTATTCTATCCAAGAGTTTCTCATCTGTAGCAGCTCTAACGATCAGAGAGTTAATCTGTGCATCGACTAATGCTTCATCGTACTCATCTTTAGGAGGTTTAGGACTAAATCTACTGATAAAAAGCTCTAGCATTCTAGGATTACCATTCAAAGCCATTTTGATTCCTGTCTCAAACAGATCAGGTTTGTATGGGTCTACGTATCTATTGAATTCACGTCTGATGTCCCCTGATAGCCTAGGTCTTCCCTTTGGGTTTCTAACTTCACCTTTTTTTATCTGTCCTGAATGTGTCATTTATTTAACCATTTGTTAAAGTATTAGTGTATAAACAATGTTCATTTATTATCATCAATCCATTCTTTACATGTTTTACCAAGGTTTGCTTCATTATCAATTATATCACATGGTTTTTCACATTTATTACAGACGTAGTAAAAAGTACACTGTTTGTCTGTGAAATCATCATTTCCTTTAGCGGTCATTGGAGCATGACAGCATTTGCTAAAGATCATTTCTTCTCATTCCTTACCTTTTTCTAATGGTACAATTGCATACATAAGATCAGCGTTCATTGCGGTTGCCATTTTTCTTAATGTTTTCAATGTAATAGATTTTTTTTGTTCATCATGTTCAATCCTAACAATTCTAGATGGACTAACTTTTGCTCTTTTTGCCAGTTGTTTAATCGTAATACCTAAAGCTTTTCTGTAGAGTTTTATCCACTTATCATGTCTTGGTAAAGTTTCATTAATCATTATATATTGTAAGCTAAAACGATAGATAATTCAAAAGAGTGGGAGGAGAGGTCTGCATTTACTTTTTCTTTCTGCATAAATTTTGTTCAACTTGTCTCTACATTTCAGACAGATTGTTTTTGACTTGCCAAATTTTCTTTTGTCTTTAATTTGACCACAGATCTTGCATTTGAATAATCCTTTTAATAGAGTCCTCACGCTTCTTACGCTCCTTGTTTTATACTCTTCCGTACTTAGAGACCTTTTCAAAGGTAGATCTTCCTTTTAGAGGTTGTTTTGCCTCTTTTATCCGATTCCAATAATTATCTTCCTTCTGCTTTCTATATTTTGCATAATATTTTATCAATGCGTTATGGATATGCACGATTGTCTTATAATCAAAATCTTTTACGACATCCCAGCAAAAGATAGGTTTCATCAGATCCAATTTTCCTTGATCTAAATATGAAAGATTTAACTTTAATTTACAGGAGGGGCATAACTGAAAATTCAACATTCTTATCGTATAACTTATGCACTTTTTACATATCTTGCATTTGGTGTGTTTTGGTCTTTTATAGTATCTTATGTGATCCTTTACAGATTTATTTTGAGGTTTAAAACTCATCTCATTTTTCCTCAATTCTTTCTAGTTGACCAAATTTCTCCTCCCAAAAATCCCGTATGCATAGGGAACAATAATATTGCCAATCAGAGGATTTAAGATCTTTATATGCCATATATGGAACATCATCGCCGTGTATTTTGCATCTAAACTTTGGTTTAATGCTTAAAGTGACTGTTCCATCACATAATTATATCTTATCATCACTCATAATTTATCCTTACTCACTGCAACACCCTGTAACCCAGGTAGATCAACAAAGAACTAATCACTATGATCGTTAGTGCTGTTGTCCAGTCAAAGCTTAGAGTGAAGATTTTATTGAGTGTATTCTTAATCATTTTTGTATTTTCGCATTACTAAAAGAATAGGTAAAGTTATACTTTAATGGTTGTGAGAACGCAACTACTATGCTATAGTTAAGTTGAGAGTAAGGGAAACAAAAGGAGTACACATTATGAACAAAGTATTTAAAGACAAAAGATTACCAAAAGGGATAGAGATTTATTTAAATTCTTTTGATGAATATGTCGCTATATACGAGCACGGTAACACAGTTCAAATAGGAAATAAAAATGTAGCTGCAAGCGATACATTGGATGGTGCAATAAATAACTACTTAGATAAAAAATTTCACAATCCACTGAGATTAATAGGATAAGAGGAGTGTTTACCATGAAAGAAAGAAATTTCAATGAAGCTTTTAAAGCATTCAAAGAATATGCATCAATTAAATCAATGGTCTCTAATCGTGAATTTAAAACACCAGAAGATGATCAAGATTATCCGCATCTTCCAAATATGGAATCGTTGTTTTATATTTCAGATGCAGAAATTGACGGAACATGGGTTATTTTAGAGGAAGATGAGAAAGAATACTGCGCAATCTGTGGGAAAATAGTAGAAGAAGATGATCAAGATTATCAGATCATACAAAAAAGGTCTGGTGATCTTATAGTGCATAACGACTGTAAGAATTCACAGGAATACGAAGAACTTAGCATGTTTGGGCTGAATGATGCAGATTAAAGAAGGTATAAATAATGAGCAATAAACAAAATGACGAAATAAGAGAACATCGTTTAGAAAGCTACGAAATATATTACTGCTACACAAGAGCAGAGATTGCTCAATACTTAAACATTAGTCCTCAATCTGTATCTAAGCAGCTTGCTAAAGGTAGATGGCCAGGAGCTAAGAAATTTGGCCATTGTTGGATGATTCCATTTAAGGGCGTAACTCGTCTTAGTTAAAACTGTGTTACAAACTGTGTTACAAACTGTATTATAGCTTGTTATAAATCAATTTAAAATGATCCATTTTCCATCTATTTCTTCTTCTTTGTAGTAGCCATAGGTTTTTGTTTCTTTATACCTTTAAAGAAATATCCAACGATAGCTCCTATCACGACAGACGCTAGGTCCATCCAGTTAAATTCAAATCCTGTGATCATTATTTAATCTCCTCTTTCTGACGCCACAACTGTTATTTGATCATCCGCCTGTGTATCCACTGACTCTGTATCTGTATCTGTATCGATATCATCTATTGGGAACATCATTGTCTCCTGTTCATATTCAATACAATGGTCGTTTGAAAAAACCTCTTCATATCTTTTTGTAGAAGTAACACGCTTCCTACATTGACCCATCCCACCTAACATACTGGATCTCTGATAATAATATTCACAATTTCCACACTTCTCATCAGTATATTTCATTATTTAATCTCCTGTTTTTGTTCATCTATTCTTTTTAACAATACCTCACTTTTTCTTATAGAAATATTTTCGTCTATAAAAAGCCGTATAATTTTCTCTTCTAATGCGTGTAGAATGGCATTTTGATCCTCATCACCAAGGTTTATGTTAACTTCATTAGCTTCAGGCGCAAGATCATCTTCGTCAATACAATAAAGACACACTTTTACATCGAATCGCTTCATTATTTACTCTCCTCACCGAATAGCTTAATGTATTTATCCATAAGATCTGGCCATCTTTGCTGCATTCTATTTAAAATCTTCTGTTCATCTTTTTGGAAATTTGCAACCAAATGAACAAAAGCCATGGCTAGTTCCTCATGATCCTTTAAGATGATTGGTGGCTTGTCTTTAAAGGGTGTCCACTCAATGCTTCCGTCTGGGTTAATTTTCAGAATATTACGTCCTTTATTGCCTATTTCCATGATAGGACATTCATCCATAGGAGGCAGATCTACACTCTCTATATTCCCATCAAGAAGTCCAACCCATTTTTGATTCGGTGTCTCACACTTCATATTTTAATCTACACTGTTATTAGAAGATCATATTATATAGGTTATATGATGGTTTGTTTAGATATAATTTGCTTAAAACTATACCAATAATGTGACTAGTATACCTATTTACTATACCTATATCCTACTAATAGTAAGCATCTTCATAGTTCTACCACTATCACCTCATTTAACTAACAATAAATTCAATAAGTAATAACGTTATATGTATATTGCTTAACCCCTTTGGTGAAGTCAGAGTTTTTGGGCACCAAGGATTAATTCCAAAAAAATGGAATAATCTTGATGCCCATTCTAACCCCTTCGGAGCCATTCTTCGTTCATGAGCCCTCAGATCAAATTAGACTGTCTGAGATAGCAACTGCTTAATGAAGAAGTCTTTTTCTCCAGTAGCTCGGCCTCTGCTTAACAAGTACCTAAAGATTGCGCTACATTCCCCACTCTATCTTTTACGTTTATTGAGCCGAGGTGCGATGCGCCAAACTCAATAATTTTAGGCATAAAAAAGCCCAAGTTGGTATTTCGATGTCTTTCCAAGATTTAGCCAAAGCAATAAGCACCAAGGGTATCTTGCATCTACTCTACCAACTCGGGCTCTCTCTGTTTTGCTTTCATAATCTGCTAAATTATCTTGGAAAGAACCAACATAATACCACATATTTGTAAACAGGCAAACGGTTAGGGGGTTATTTTTTTATAACATCACAAGGTTATGTAATCAGAAGCTCGCAAGGTTTAATTAACTTATTGAATAATAAAAGAAATAGTGCTCACGAGGTTAATGCTTTCATTCTTTCTCCTCAAATCTAACGGTTCCACATTTAGGACATATGTAAAATATTTGATTTTCTAATAACGGTTCATCACAAGGACCAGTTATTGGAGGAATAGCATCCTCTATTCTCACTAACATTCTTTTTATTTTAAACTTCCCAAGTTGTTCGTCAAAATTCATATAAATATAATTTTCACAGTTATCACCAGTAAAAAACCACCCCTTCATTTTCTCACAATATGATTTTTCATTCATAATCATAGATTGATTATAATATTTACACCGTAAACATATGTGTTGTCCTTCAAAATCATCATCATACCCACATAAACACTTCATATTACTTCTCCTCAAATCTAACCGTTCCACACCTTGGACAAATGTGTAAATTTTCAACTTTCATTTCATTTTCTGGGGATACACTTACATTAATCCATAATGGTTTAAACTTCCCGTATTTTTTAATAGCATCCCGTTTTTCCAATATTGGAGAATAGAGGATATTTTTTTCTTCATCTTCATACTCACAAGCTGCACATTTCATAATTAAGTTTCCTCAGTCCATTTATGACCATTTGAACATATATAACTAGTACTCGTAGTATTAGGATCGTCTGGATAAATTAAATTTCCATCCTCATCATAGTAAGGGTTACAACACACTAAGGTAGTCATTCGTGGACCGATACTAATAGTGCTTTTTTTCCCTTCTTTTAAACATTGCGGACATTTCATATTACTTCTCCTCTACATCTTCTGGATTATCTCTAGCTATCTCTAATAAAGACCTCTGATGATAGGTGGTTATTAATTCCTCTATTATCTCGTGTACATTCTTTGACTTATTAAACCGATATTCTTCATACTCATGATACTTTAAGGTGCTAGGAAGTGGGGTGAACGCATGAATCATAATCTCTTCAACTAACTTTGCCATCCGATACGTATCATTCTCAATCCTATCCTCTACCTCATCCTTACTAATATCTAATACATTTACGTTGTTTATTATTAATCCATAACTCATCTCATTTCTCCTTAAATCTGTAAACATTGGAACTATTTTGGACATTCTTGTTAGTTAGCGCTTCTTTAGCAAGTCTTAAGACAGTATTAGTATCCCAAATCTCCATTTTTCCACAGCTAAGGCATCTTGACCATGTAATCCCATTGTCATTTGATATTTTAACCTTCATATCAGAACAGCAGGGTTTATTATAAAAATGTGGATTATCATTCATAAAATTACAAATGAGTTTAATATCGCTCGGTTGCGTTTCTTTATCTTCTTCTTCTTCTTCAGGTTTTTTTGGAAATTCCATCTTGATCACATTTTGATGTTTTTTCCTTAAGAACTTAAACATCGATCTTATTTCTCCTTTAACCTAATTAAAAGCCCGTAGATGACATATCTCATGGATGTCTTGGCGAAAAAAAACTTTACTACCCACAAGTAACCCCTACGAGCTTTTAACTAACAACAGACACTACTCTGGATACGCCCTCTCAAGGTCCTTTACAGATATAAGGCCTTTCACGCTCTCATCTTCTCTCGTAAACTGACTAATATCTTTCCAATGCTTCCTGATGATCCGCATGTCCCTATAAGCCCAACACCTCATCATCGCTAAACTCATGTCTAAATGCTCAGATAGTAATCTCAACCAAGCTACCTTTGTTCCAAATGGAACTTTGCTGAAATATTGATCAAATGTCATATCTATTCTCCTCTGTTATAAACTTTTTCTAATTCTTTTATCCAATTATATTGAAATTCTACTTATATCATCTATACTTGTCAATGAGAGTATAAAGAAATTACATACAACGGAGGATATGAGATGTTGATACTAACGAGAAGAGTCGGAGAAATTCTTATTATAGATGATGATATTGAAGTTCAGATATTAGGAATCAAAGGTAATCAAATACGCGTAGGGATTGATGCCCCTCAAGAGATATCAGTACATCGTCAAGAAGTCTATAAACGTATTCAATTAGAAAGACAGGGGAGTCAATCATGAAGATTAAACTAACGTGGCTAGAAGAGAAAAACACTTGTGAAGAAGGCATTGAGTATTTTACCTCTAATGAACTAGAAGGTATTGAAGATGTTGATTTAGTTAAGAAATTATTTAAAGAAGAAAAATACAATTGGGCATCTT